GAGTCGTCATTGTCTTTCTCCTTATCCCGGGATAGCTTTTCTACTGCCGTCCCGCTACGGCAGGTTTCGTACCAGCCACCCTTGAAGGGTACGCACCGGGCTTAGTGGTCTATTTATACTCGCTCGGTCGAGTTTGGCGCTACTCGTCGCCAGCGGCGTGGATGCAGTCCCGCAAGAGCTTGCGCAGGACCTTTGGGAAGTGAGTGGTCAGGATGTCCCGAGCCGTTTCGTTGTCAGGCGGGTTACGCAGACACTCGTCATAGTCTCGGATTGCCTTGTTGAGAGCAACCTGAGCCTTGTCGAGGCGCAATTCGAAACCAGTGACAGTCTTGAACTTGTCCATTTTGTCCTCCAATCTTCCCCGTCAAGGGAAACGCACTAGGCTTAATGGTCTATTTATACTGGCCTAGTCCAGTTGCTGTGTCATCGACGGTATATCGGGGTAGGCTTCTACAGGGTCGTCCTGACAGCTTATCCCTTGTCCCGTGTGTGTGACACTAGCTATTCTGTTGTCAGACCCCCTTCCCTTGACGGTAGAACTGTTACCAGCCGAGCTTGGCCTTACGGATGTTCTGGAAGAATGCCCGAGTGGCGCGACCCTTGCTCTTGAAGGACAGCTTGGCGGCGATGAGAGCGGTTGCGGTGTGTGCGTACATTGTTCGTTTCCTCCGGTGACTGTTAGTAGTGTGGACCCATGCAACTGGATTAAAGAGAGAGTAAAGCTTGGTCATTGCATCGCCAGCGGTTCTAGAATGCCGGGTTTGCGTACACTAGCCTTTATCTCTCTGCCCGCATTAGGATTGCTTCAGTTTGTAGCCAAGCGCAAAGCATTGAGCGTCAACTGAGTCGCCACGTTATCAGAGTAGCCGTCTAAAGATTGCCTAGCGCGCTAAGCAAGAGATTTGCGGTTTCTCCGCTACTAACAGTCATCGCAGAAAACCAACAATCTAGACCCTAAGACCTGTCTTCCAAGGTCGTACCATAGCAGCAAGGCATATGGTCTAGGGTCTATCAGTAGGTTTCTCGATTTGATTGCTCCTCGGTCCTATTTGGCCCGAGTGTGGTTAGATGCTTTCGCATCGCAGGGATGAAAGCCTGCTTACCGTTTCACTCGTATTAGGCTGGACACTCTCAATGTCTGCCCCTCGGCCAGACCGTCAATCGCTTCCCTTGTCATCCAGCCCCGCGTGGCAATCGGCCTACCATGTTTCGCACCCCTGTTACCAGGGACCATGGTGGGCCATCGCTCATGGCGGCGATGACAGGAAAGGTTTATTTAGTGGTTGTACGGATACCCCGAGGATATCGCGCTGCTAGTCTAGCTGCTAGCGTGTCACTGGTACGATTTTCATCGCGCAAGAGCGTTACAGTTTGGCGGTTAGCTTGTCCTGCCACGGACTATCCCCAGCCAAGGGGTACCCTGCCAACACCCACATTTACTCGCATTGCTTGCGCAATGGTTTAGATGATAGTGTCCGGGTAGCTATCCGCTTTGTGCCCCAACTAGATTGAATCTAGGGTGCGGAGCATCGGGTATCAGGCCGCTTGCGCGGTTATGAAGGCCGATTGGATACTCTTGCGCGCTACTCAATTCGCCACGAATGGCAAACATCGTACGTCGCGACTTGTCGCACATCTACCAGGATGCTACATGCGGACCCTTGGCAGGGTACACGCAAGGCAAGAGCCTAGCTCGCGCGCGACACTAGAATGTCAAAGAGCGTACCAGTGGCCTTGTGCACCATCGGCCCGTAGGCCAGTGCCCTGCCACCGTCCGTCCCACGGTCGGATGTATTGCAGGCCATGTGCCACGTCTAACTATGCGAAACCACGAGTGACCGCTACCAGGTAGACTAGGGCAGTCGTGTCATAGAGTTAACTATTGAGAATCATTACGCATTCTGGACGTAGTTTCAGGCACTTACAGCGGCTATGACATAGATGTCGTCGTGTAACCCATCGAGATTGCTCGGGATTCCGGGAATGCCAGGAAAAGCAGGACAAAAATGTCGCGGTTTTCGCGTGCCAGTCTGAACGCCTATGCAAGCTGCGTGCCACGAGATTTTCTTACTCACATAGCAAGATACATGCCAGTCTTGTTCAGTAGGTCAATCTCACATAGCAACATTCGTGCCAGGCCCAGGACGAGCTGAACCCCGCTCAATCTCACCTTGCAAGAAGCATACCTGATATACACCAATGATTACAGGTAGTTACGAGGTGTCGCATCTCACATAGCAAGAAGCGTGCCATACGAAGGGCTCTTACGCTCTCACCTTGCAATAATCGTGCCAGTTCTGTTCAGTGCCAGTACCTCACATAGCAAGAGTTGTGCCATCCTGAGCATTGGCCAATTCTATGCAAGAAGCGTGCCAATTAACTGGCCCAACGCTTGCAAATTGCAAGAATTATGCCAATTTACTTCACTAGCAAGAATCATGCCAGTTTCCCTTTTTGAGTTGGCATGAAAATTGCATAGTGGACACACGAATTTTGACAAAATTAATGGAATTCTTCCGCTTACTTATACAAGAAGCGCCTTCTCCAGTTCAATTACTCTCGAAGAGGCACTATCAAAAGCTGCGTAACTACTTGAGTGCATTAATGATTATACAACTCAAGCATTTCAACCACTTCAATCAGGCTACGCTCAAACCGGCCGCCCCCATATTCGAGCATACCTCCAACTATCTCACAACATTCGAGCATTGCTCAGCTTTTCTTGTCGCATTTTCCTTGACGCAAACCGCAGCTCTAGGTATAATAGAACTACAGTCAAGAACGATGAGACAAGATTACACTCTCGTAAGATAGTCGTTGTCGAATCGTAATAGATTGTTTCTCAGGTCTTGAATAGATTCCAATCTAAGATAACGTTAGTTCTTACAGTAACAGAAGCTACATCATCTCTCACCGAACTAACTGTAGATGATAAAACTGTGAGCTTGAACTTCGTTACCTTCTTCAACACCTGGTCGAGATATCGTATGGATTGACTATACGGTATCCCCCTCTTTCATAGAAAGCCCATCGAAGATTATCGAGTAGGCTTTTGGTTTTGTACTAGTGCGTACAAGGATAAAATAGCAATGCACACTCCTGTTCATGCCCGCTTCATTCGTCGTACTGGCGTAATTGACCCCAACTCGCGCCACACTTCCGGTAAGGTCGCCAATGGTGACACTGTCTACTTCGAGTTTCACGTTGAAGATGACCTGGTGACCAGTATCCAGTTCCGATGGCTCGATGCCACGACTGCTGGTACGTTCACTGTAGAGTCGAGCAACCTGGAATATGCCGAGGCTGGTCCCGACATTGTTGCTGGTTCGAGTTGGTTCCCGGAGGCTGCCCTCACAATTACCTCTCCAACCGGTGTTGCTGCTGGTACTTTCATGCTTCATATCTCGAACTACGGTGTAAAGCGCCTTCGGGTGAAGTATGTAGCTACGGCAGACAGTGAAATTGAGGTTCTTGCCTGGGGTATTCACTAAGGAGCAGTAGATGGGTGTAGCAGTAAACGAGAAGCAGTCAGCACTTAGTAAGCATAGATTTGCATCTGCTGACCTTAGATATGAAATCGAAGCTCTCCATAAGGTAGTCACGTTCGCTCGTGAGACTCTGGAGAGTAGCCTTACTGGTGCCAATGGTTCGATGGGGTACAAGAAGTTGACCCTTAGTCGAGACGATGCTGCATCAGTACAGGCGTTGGCCACTTCACTTGAGAAGTTGGTCAACATGAAGATGAAGTATGACAAGTACCTTCGTGACCGAGATGAAGAGTTGTCCCCTGATGAGGAAGATGTTGTGCTTGTTGAGTTCTTTGCGGGTAAGACAGTACCAGAGCGCAGGAAGTTCCTCCGTCGTCTGGTGAACCGGCACAACAGCCTCATCAAGGGCTCTGCATCAAAGGAAGTAACTATCAGCATTGCTGCCAGTGTACTGAGTGAAGAAGATGAAATGTAGAAAGTGCAACATCACTATCTGTGACCCAGATGACCACGGATATGAAGACGAGTGTTGGTGCGGTGATGATGAAGACTCTCCATACCACTTGTGTTTGAGATGCCAAGAGTTGTTTCTTGACCTTCTTGAAACCGTTGAGCAGTACACGTTTACTGTAGGTGACCTGCTTGAATATGATGACGAAAGCGTGAACTAATGCTTGTACGTGACGCACAGCGAGAGGATGTTCCTCTCATCTTTGATAGTTGGATGAAGTCCTGGCGAGTAAGTAAGTACGCCGGGGTCATTCCCAACAACATTTTCTTTCCAACTACTCGTACTAACATCGAGCACCTGATTGCTCGTGGTGCCATCATTAAGGTTGCCTGCCTTGAGTCAGACACGAATCTTATCCTTGGGTGGCTTTGCTATGAGAACGTTGGTGATGCAGTCTGCGTTCACTACGTCTATGTCAAGGACCCCTACTTGACTAAGGGCGTTGGCGAGGAGCTTGCCAAGGGTTTGCCTGAGACTGGATTCTACAGTTACCGATGTTCCCAGATTGAGGACTTCTTTCCGAAGTATCGCTGGGAGCCGGTGATTGCTCGGAGGAAGTAATGGCTTCTAATACCCTGCTCCAAAAGATTGCTAAGAATCGTAAGATTGCTGAGCAGTTGGACCAGGATGCTCAGGACAGAATCCAGCGAATCTATGATGGTGGTAACGAGGTACAGCAGAAGTTCTGGGACGACAAGTCTCGCTATCGTTCTGCTCGATGTCCTCGTCGTTCTGGTAAGTCGTTCTCAATTACTGGTGATGCTTTGCTCACTGGTGAGTCGATTCCGAATGCTCGTATTCTCATCATCTCGCTGACACTCAAGTCGACGACTGAGAACTTCTGGACTGGCCCTGGTGGTATCAAGTACCAGAACCATATCTACAAGCTTGGGCTTACGTTCAACGAGACTGATAGAGTTTGGAACCATAGCAACGGCTCTCGTGGTCGTCTTGCTGGCGCCGAGACTCGTGGTGACATCGAGTATCTTCGTGGTGCAGCAGCAGAAGCTGATATCGTCTACATCGATGAGTGTAAGTCGTTTGCTCCTGAGCTACTGCGTGAGTTGATTAGAGACATTATCCAGCCAGGTCTGATGACTCGTGGTGGTCGTCTGGTTCTCGCTGGAACTCCCGGTAACATTCCCGAAGGCGACTTCTACCTGGCTACTCAGCCTCGTGTGAAGAGTAATCCTAAGGACCCGAGCAGCAAGAACACCTGCTATACCTACAAGGGGAAGTCTCGTGAAGACCGTATTTGGAGTCTTCATACATGGACCATTCAGGACAACACGGCTAAGCCTCAACAGTGGGCTGACGCTTTGGCATTCAAGGCTGACTACGGAATCTCTGATGATGACCCTCGCTGGCGACGTGAGTATCTTGGTGAGTGGGTAACTGACATTCAGGAACTTGTCTACGCATTTGCAAAGTGCCGTATGGCTGGCAAGTGTACGTGGACGCCAGAACCAACCAAGAACAATCCGTTCGGTGTTTCCATCGCTCTGGGTATCTGTCACCTAATCATGGGCCTCGACTTTGGTTACGAAGACGACAATGCTATTGTGCTTGCTGTCTACAGCGAAACTAAGCAAGAGCTTCGTCACGTATACGACTTCAGTCGAAACCACATGACTATTGATGAGTTTGGTGCTGAGATTCTAGCCACCATTGAGATATACGGTATGCCTGACGTAATCGTCGGTGACCAGGGTTCTCTTGGTGGTGTACTGTATCTTCAGGAACTTCAGACTCGGTTTGGTCTTGCTATCATTCCTGCTGAGAAGCGGGAGAAGTTTGACCACTTCGAGTTGATGAACTCTGACTTCTACGCTGACCGAATCAAGGTAATTGAGGGGTCAGCACTGGCACACCAACTTTCGCATCTACAGTGGGACTTGAGCAAGGAGTCCAAGATGATGCTTACTCGTAAGGGTAAGCTTCGTGAGGACCCTACTTGTCCAAACCACCTTTGTGACGCTTTTCTGTATCTCTGGCGTTATTGCTATCACTACTGGGCTACTTCCGAGTCAAAGGGCTTGGAGGCTGGTTCGCCTGAGTGGTGGAAGGAGCAGGAGCGCAAGTCTGTTGAGCGGTACCTGGAAAAACATCATGGTGAAAATGATGTTGACAGGCAGCGCGAACGTGATATAATGAACATATACAGCATGACAGGAGACGAGTATGATTTCACCTGATGTCCTTCGACAGATTATTGCTGCACTTAAGGACGGCGGTGTTACTGCTTTCCGCTACAAGAGTGGCGATGAAGAGGTCGAGATTGTGACGGCTCCTGCTGCTGAAGAGTCGATGGAAGACCAGAAGGATACAAGTCCTACTAATCTTGTCGGCTTCCATGTTCACAGCTTTGATGACATGGAGGAGTAATGGCTAAGGCTGTCCATCCGTATAAGTCGGAAGGATATCTCTGGATTGATAACCCCAAGGATACTGACGACTACCAGAACGGCTATGTTAGCGAGGAGCAGATTAATGAGAATCGTGCTAACTCGCTAATTGCTTGGTGTCGTGACCTTGAGGACGAGCAGCGTGCTGTCCACGAGTATAACTTCCGTCATTTTCAATTCTACTCTAACCGGTTCCTTCAGTCGTTTGATTGGGGTACGAACCGCTACACTCAAGCATCTCTTGAACCAGTAACCCTCACTACGGATAACGTGATTATCCAGGTGGTGGATGCTCTGCTGGCTGAGGTTGGGAAGGCTCGCCCGAAGGCTAAGCCTGTTCTGTTTGGGGCTAGTCACAAGAAGCATCGTCAAGCACGTAAGCTTGACAAGTTTCTGTATGGCGAGTTCATTAGAACCAACCTGTTTGAAGAGGCTAAGAGTGCTCTACTCAACGCTTTCATCTGTGGTTTCGGTGTTCTTCGCGTCGAGATGGACGGTAACGACCGTACCTGTGTAAAGAACATCTTTCCAGACGACATCATCATTGACAACACCGAATACACTAATACCGGTAGGCTCTACACTGTAGCGTATCGGCGTGTACTTCCTGCCAAGATGGTAATGGCCACCTACGGCCTGACTGAGGAGGAGTGCAACAAGGCGTGCGCGTCTAGTACATCCTACCTTAGTTGGCGTCGACCAGGTGCAGGCTGGATTGTTGTTGTAGAAGGTATCCGAGCTGCTTACAGAGACGGTGACGGGAAGTTGGTTCCTGGTCGTCGCATGACTGCAATTCCTGGTATCGTCCTTGAAGACGAGCCATACAAGGAAGAGTGGTTGCCTTACTGCTTCTACCACTGGTCGCGCCCAAACAAGACGTTCTACACCCAGTCTGTAGTTGAGCAGGCGATGCCAAATCAGCTTCGACTGATTGACATCAACGCTGTTATCCATCGTTGTCAGGAGATTGTCTCTAGACCCCGATTGCTTGTACAGCAGGGCTCAAAGGTAAGCCCTCTCGAAATCAATAACCTGAACGCTAAGATTCTGATGTACACAGGTATCAAACCTGAGCCTCTCAAGTGGGATGCTGTTGCACCAGAACTCTACAACGAACGTGGTCGAGAGATTGAAATCTGTTTCGACAAGTTCGGGCTTAATCAGCATACTGCTGGTGGTGGCGTACCTGATGGTGTTCGACTCGACTCTAGTGCTGCACTCCAGATGTATAGTGGTATTCAGAATAGTCGTCTCAGTGACCCTATTCAGAGATATGAGAACCTATTCCTTGATGTAGCGCGTTGTATGATTCGCACTATCAAGGCTTCTGGTGTTAATCCCAAGACCGTGTGGTACAGCGGCGGACGTAAGAGTCGTGCAGAAGTAATTGAGTGGAAGGACGTAGACATTGATGACGACGCATATACCCTCATTCTTGAGGCTGCATCGTCTTTCAGCATGACTCCTTCTGCGCTTCGTGATACTCTGGAAGACCATCTTGCTAAGGGTATGATTACTCCTCAGGAGTATAGATACCAGCTTGGTGCTTCTGACTTCGATATGCTTAACGGACTTGCCTCTGCTGGCTATGACGACATCATGCGTGTTATCGATTTGCTAGAGGACGGTAAGTACGAAAAGCCTGTCCACGAACAAGACCTAGTAAACGGTGTTCCTCTTGTACAGCTTCGGTGTCTTGCACTGAATCAGTATGAAGAGGACGATGAGTTGACCCAGGTTAAGCTGGGATTCTACCAGTGGCTTACTGAGGCACGAGCTATTTTGAGAAGTGGTTCTCAGGCTCAAATTCCTCAGCAGCAAGCACCAGGACCAATGGCTGCCGGTCCTGCTGTTCCACCTCCACAACCCAGTGTAGCCGCAACTGTGGCGTAAATGGCTCAGAACAATGAACCGGCAGACGTAGATATCCAGCCCGGTGACCCTAGTAGTGTTAAGGTAGCAGATGGTAGTGAGCTTGCAGGTTTGCTTGCATCACTTGATACTGTTGCTGATGATAGTGACGATGTAGAAGTTCCTGCTGCTGAACAGCCTGGTGCAAAGCCGCCAGCACCTCCTGCTGAGGCTGACCGTGGACTTGAGCGGTTGGCTGCTCGTGAGAAGGAAGTTCGTGACCTTGAGGCGTCGTACTCCAAGCGAGATTCCGACCTTAAGCAGCGAGAGACTGACCTCGAAAGAGTCAAATCTACCTACATCAGTCCTGATGAGTTGAAGAACAATCCGAACGCTGTGCTACAGAAGCTTGGTCTTGATGAGGACCAGTTTATGCGCCGCGTTCTGTACAACAAGTTGCCAGATGGTCACCCTGTAAAGGAGAAGCTCGCAAAAGAACTTTCCGACTACATTCGTGACAAGAGGTACGCTGACCTTGAGGCTAAGCTGGACGCTAAGGAACGAGCAGCCGCTGAGAATGCCGAGATGCAGCGTACGTATCAGGCACAACTGAACAAGATGGACCAGTACGTTGAAACGTTCAAGGGTGACGCAAATAAGACCCTGCCACTGCTTTCTACCATTGGAAAGAAGGATAGTGGTGTCGTTCGTGACCTTATTCTTGAGGAAATGATTACGGATGCCTCAAAGCGTTTGGCTAGAGGCGAAGTCGGTGCTCCAATCACCGCAGAGGATGCTGCTGGTCGAATCGAGAAGCTGCTCGTTAGACTTCAGCCGTATTTCTCTACTGCTCCAGCAGAGAACGTGGTACCAACTGTGAAGCCTAGAACGCAGGTTGGTAAGAACAAGCAAATCCTTCCAGCCCCACCCGTGCCTAAGCAGCCACCTAATGAGCTTGAAGCTATGCTGCATAGACTCGGTGTTCAGTAATTCACAAAGGTAACTACAAATGACTCTTCCAGTTGGTGCAACTAAGACCACTCTGCTCAAGATGTTCAAGGACCAGTTCTTTCAGGGTGACCTGACTCGACATGGTGACATTGACACTCCGTTCGGTAACCTCATTACGAAGCGTGATGCTCTGTATGGTGACGGGCTTGTTTGGCCGTTCAACTATACCGATAACGAGGCTATCGGTCCTACTCTTGATGCAGTAAACCCTAGCCCTCAGTCGACTAGCGTTGACCGTTGGCGTATGTCTGCTCTTGATGACACCTCGTTCATGTACGGTCGTATCACCTATAGCATTCCTGATGCTATGCGTGCAAGCAAGGACGTTGGTTCTTACTTCCGTATGAAGGCGCTCCAGACTGCCGGCCTGCTGAATTCCATGAAGGAGCAGCGCCTTGGTGTGCAGGTTTGGGGTGACGGCGCGTCGAACATCGGTGTTACTGCCGATAACGTTCACGGTGCTACTGCCACGTTCGCGCTTACCATTCTTGGTGACTCTGTAAAGTTCAAGAAGGGTATGCGGCTTCAGTTCAACCCGAACCGTACTGGTAATGCTGGTACGATGCGTGTTGACGTTTACCAGGTTACTGGTGTCGAGCGTCTGTCTTCGGCTGGTACTGCTAAGGTAACGGTTTCGCGTTACAGTGGTGCTGCTGATGACGTGACTGCTGCTGACTACATCTATCGCTACGGGTTCTACGACTCGGCAATGAAGGGCGTCCAGGCGTTCATCACTGCGTCGAAGCCTGGTACTGGTGGCGTTCCTGCTACTCTGTTCGGTCTTGACCGTTCGGATGAGCCGGAGATGAAGGCCGGTTGGCGTGGTATCTGGCAGGGTTCTATTCAGGAGACTATCCTGTACCTCTGCGCTGTGATGGGCCAGTATTTCAGCCCTCAGTTCTCTAGCGTGTGGGTGTCGCCGCTGAACTTCCACCGTCTGTCTCAGGAGCTTCGTGCTGCTGGTATCTACGTGATTGACGACGAGGCAACTCTGAAGTTTGGTACTACGGTACTGACCTTCGTAGCGCCTGGTGGTGCAGTCAAGGTAGCATCTGATCCGTTCTGTCCTGATACTGATGCTTTCCTGCTCCGTCACGGTGAGATTGAGATTCTCACTTGTGGTCCGCTGATTCATATGTGCGACGAGGACCTTGAGGCCCTTCGTCTTCCGAACGCCGATGCTCTTGAGCTTCGGTACCGGTCGATGGCACAGATGATGATTAAGTATCCTTGGAAGTGTGGTCGAGCACCTATCCTCTAAGATACTACACTGATTCACTTGGTTAAGGGGTAGCCTCGAAAGGGGCTCCCCTTTTCCTCTTTCAGGAGTTCTGATGTCTCTTCATATCGCAAATAAGGGCATCCAGACTAGTAACTTCGGACTCAAGCGAGTCGCATTCCACTTCAATGTTGGTGCGGCAGGTGCTGTAGGTACGATTTACCAGGCTGGTGCCAATTTCGTTCTCTCGGTTACTCAGACTGCAACCGGTGTATACACTGTTCAGCTCAACAAGAACTATCCCACGCGGATTATTCACATTGATGCTAACATTGCTACGCCACTGGTTGGTAATGCTCTGGTGACTGCTCGCCCAAAGGCTGGTTCGTACTCTGCAACTGCGGGTACGTTTGTAGTCTTTACCTCTGGTAATACTGGTGCTGGTGATACCACGCAGATTGCCGCTGACCCTGCCGACGGTGCTGAGGTTCACGTAGTTGTTGACTACATTGCTCAGACTGTTGGGATTGGAAACTAACAACAATGTCGTATCCTAACATTCCGGCTAACGAGGTACTCACTCACGGTGTTGACGTTAACCACAACTTCTTCAACTTCACCATTGATGCTGCTGGAGCGGTTGGTACCCTGTCGCAGGGAGCGGGCGCCTTTGTTACTTCGGTAACCAAGACTGCAACTGGTCGATACACTGTTCAGTTTGCGAAGCCCTATCCTGCTTCGATTCTGTTCATCAATCCTGTGCTGTCTATCGCGTCGCCTGATGGTGACCTGGTAGTCTGTCAGTACAAGTCTGGTTCGTACTCGGCTTCGGCGGGTACGTTTGAGATTTGTGTTGCTGATGTTGACGGCCTGGACGGTAACGCCCTCGCTGCTCTGCTTCTGTCGGCTGTTGACCCGGCTAACGGTGCAAGCATCTTCGTTCACTACGCCTTCCTGAACGTATAAATAGAAGGCACCCCGCAAGGGGTCTGGCGGGATATAGCAGTGGCAGCTTTCTTGGCTCATAACCAAGAGGTCGGTGGTTCGATTCCACCTCCCGCTACTAAAGAAATAGGAGACACAGATGGCTTCAACACTTTACAGTGAGCTTGTCGACCGCGCGAAGGGCGCAGCAGACATGACCGACAATTTTCCTGATGGCGTTAACTGGATGTACTTCCTTAACGCTGAGTACAGAAAGCTCTGGGTCAAAATCGTTCGTGCTGGATACCCAATCACGGTTAACCGTGTTGTAGTCACGTCTACTGGTGCTACTTCGTACACTATCCCGGAACCGTCTGCTGTTCTAGGTGTATTTGAGTTGTACAACACAAACACCTACTACAAGATTCCAATTCGACCGTTGTGGTCACAGTATGCAATCAAGACTGGCTCCCACCCAAAGGAAGTCTACGTTTCTCCAAATGTGTCTGCAAGTACGCTTACACTGAATTTCTACCCAACGCCTCCGTCTGGGTCTGTGTTTCATGTAATCGTCATTGACAAGCCAAAGAAGATTGTGACTGGAACTCCTGCTGCTGGTGAGTCCAATAGTGTTGACCTTCCATTTGGTTGGGAGGAACGTGTTGTTCTGGGCATGGCCAAGCGAGCACTGATTGCAGAAGAGACTGTCAACATGGCACTCAACTCTGAGATTGCTGAGGTTGATGACCAGATTGATTTCCATATCCATGACTACATGATGCGACAGGCGAACACCGCTGAAGATATGCGGGACCTTCCATCACAGTACGCAGACTACAGAGAGTGGTTCTATGTATAAGGGTTTCAAGTCGCTAATAGCTCGGCCTGTGGGTAGTCCGACACTGGACAAGTTTCAGCAGGATGTTGTAGCGACACTGAAGGCGTTTGTGCTTACTGACTACAGTAAGGCTGAGCACGGCCTTGTACCTGCGCCTTTGACTGATGCTGGTAGCCAGATTCTGTTCGATAATGG